TTTGTTATATTCTTGCAGTAAGGCGAAAGAAGTTTTAAGGACAAGTCTATTAATTCTTTGTAGCTACTTAGTCCACCTTTAACCTGCTGCATCCCTGTGTTTTTTGATTTTTAAATTAATTCATTAATAGGTTTTGCCCAATAACGATATTGTTCAATAGCTAATTTAAATACCGGGTGAGTTTCTTCCTTTACCCCTTGCTCATGCAAAGAGAGCATAATGTCTGTTGCAGATACAAAGGTTCTTGCATAAAATATTTTGTCCTTTTCATTTTCTGAATCTTTGAAGAGACTCATTGTCTCAACTAAAGATAAAAACAACCTTTGTTTTTCCAATAACGTTTTTTTCATTTTATTGCTGTTTTGCTGATACAAAGATAATACCCTTGCCCCCTCTTATCAAAACTTTTTGCCAATTATTTTTAATATAAATGTATTTATTTCCAGATCAACCCAAAATATAACCAAAATAGTTACACTTTGTCAACAATTTGCGAATTTTCCGGCAGGATGGACGAATTTTCCGGCAACTGCAAAATTCCCGGTGAAATTCCCGGTGGAGCTGCCGCGCGCACTGACTTTTGGCGGCAAGTTTTTAGCCTGTTCACGACTTCGTTTTGCTTTAATTGTTAAGTGAAATAATCTGCGTTTCATTAGTTGCTGTTTTTTGTGCTGTTTATGCGAGCATCTTGATACAAATTCTGACCATCTTTTGCAGGAGTTTTATCATCAAACATTTCTGCATCAATAAGAAACTGCACGCCGTTCCATTTAACTTGATACATAAATCTATCTTTTAAATCTTTTTGGTGTTTTTTATTGTAATCGCTTTCATATCCTTCATTAAGGATTTCAACTAATGAACCCGCAGGGATGACCATTTTTTCAATTTCTTTTGCCTGTTCAAGGTTGTTTAAAATTTGCTTTTTTGTCACTTCATCATACCATCGTTTATCCACTTTTTCATTTAATGACTGTAGATGTGTAAGGCTAAAAGCCGGTGTGTAGTCTTTTAAAATTTGCTTTTTCATATTTTATGTTTTTGTTTGTTAATTAATATTTTTGCCGTTCATTTTTTTCTAATTACACATGCTGCATAATTGTATTTTCCTCTGTCCATTTGCGGACATTTGTTATGTGTAATGAAGATATTCCACCTTCAATTTCAAAAACTTCATCTTTTATGTTATCTAAAAACTTCACTGATTGATGCCAAACGTATTCATTTGTTCTTTCTTGTGCTTCTTCTTTAGATAGTAATTCTTGGTCATCATCTCTTATACACAAATCCTCATAAATAGATATTGGCATTTCGGCACAAAGAACTGTTTTGTTATAAGTTTTATAACCTTTCATCCTTGCAAGTAATACTTCTTTTTTATCAAAAGATTGTGCAGTAATTGAATTGTAGGTTTCTAAAGCTAAATTCAAATCTGTAACGTAATCTCCTGATACGTTTGCGAATGGTGGGAATAGACTGTCTTCCGCATAAAGTCCACACGATACCGCGTAGAGTTTGATTGTTTTTTCTTTTTTCATTTTTTTGTTATTTAATACCACAAAGATAATACATGCAGGCCCATATCTCAAAACTTTTTGCCAATTATTATTACTATATATGTAATTATTTTCATAATAACCAAAAATATAACCAAAACAATTACACTTTGTAACTATTTTGCGAATTTTCCGGCAGGATGGACGAATTTTCCTCCGGGTTGGACGTTATCGGCAATTAAGCCCAGAGTTTCACGGCAGTTTCGTACTTTGATTTTAAGTCTTTTACTTTTTTACTCGCATAAGATAAAGCCATTGTCTCCTCGACCGTTTGCCGTCACCCCGCAAAAAATGGAGGTTTTTTAAGAGGTTTGCCCCGCCTCTAAGGGATCATTTGCTGTGGAATGGGCACTTGCCCTTTCTCCGGCATGGCGTCCCATCTGCCGTTTTCTTGCCGCATATTTCAGCGGCCTCTTTCTTTTCCTCATTCTTGACGGGGACCAACCCGTCTTTATGTTGATAGCATTTTTGACCGGCCACTTTTACGTGCCTCTTGCAAGGCACGCCTTTTTGAGTTAAGACTCCGCAGGTTTGAGCTGAAACGGCATAGCTTGTTGCAAAAGCTATCGCCAATACAATAAAAATTCTTTTCATTTTTTTATTTTTTTTGTTATTTAATACTGTAAAGATAATACCGTGCATTATACTATCATAATTTTTTGCCTATTATTTTTAATATATCTGTAAAATAATTTCAGATTCCGCAAGATGTAACCAAAATAGTGACACTTTTACGCAAAATAGTTACATCCAAATGGCAATGGCAATAGGTCAATCATCTATTCACTCACAACATAGCGAATCTACGAATACTATAAACTGAACCTCGTTTGTTTTGTTGGTCCTATGTCTTACCTGTATTATATGTAATAATAGTTTAATATGTTTATTGTGATCCTACTTTGAGATAATGCCAGATCCATGAACGCTGTTTTTGCTGATATTAGTTTGCGAAATCGAAATCCCAAAAATGAATAGGGGGGGGTAGAAAAAAAGAGGGCGACCGGCGGCGGAGAGGAGGGTTATATATTAGGAACGAGGTATATCTATGGATTAATGGAAAAAAAATATACATAATAAGAAAAACATTACTTATCTTTGTTGTGAGGTAACTGCAGTAGTATTACATAAAAAGAGAGATGATTGATGAGTGTGGATATATAAGTAGGGTAAGGTATGCTGATAGGTATGAGTTTTACAGTAGGGTAATTCGGGCTGTAATGAGTTTGCGTCCTATTGGTGGGTATATAAGCGACAAGGAGGTTGGGATACTTTGTTGTATGTGTATAGAGGTTGAGGATGGTGGTGATTTAACTGGCAATATTGGAATAATGGATAGATTATGTAGGAGTACTATAGGTTGTATAAGTGATGGTGTATTTCGGAATTACAAGAGTAGTTTAAAGCGAGGAGGGTGGATAGTTGAGAGTGGTGGCAGTGTGGTGTTATGTCGGATATTGACTGATGTTGTTGGTCGTGGTCGAATTGGTATTGAGATAAATAGGTGAATTAGTTATGTCAGGAAAGGGTTACAAGAGTATTGCGATAGAGAGTTTGATGCCATCTGGTGATTATAGTGTTATTCCTGCAATATTGGACAAGGGGAATAGGATAGGTCGTTTGGCTGGTGGGAAGTTGGGAGATATAGAGGAAGTGACGGAGGATCAGTACAGGAAATATTGTGAGAGGCGTTTATTTTGGGAGGCACGTTTATTGAGCTGGGGTAATTTTTGGGAGTACATAAGATATTTGGATGATGATCACGAGTCGAGTACAGAGGAGTTATTGGCGGAGTTGGCTATTATATCTGATATAGAGAGTAGGGTTCGTGATGAGGAGGCTAAGGCTATTGGAGTTATTCGAGAGAAGATAGAGGTTAAGGTACGGGGTTTAGATTGGAAGGCGAGGCGAATGAAGGAGATGTGGGACAGTGGTTTAATGGGTTATGAGACGGAATGGGATGTTGGCAAAGAGATAAAGGCGAGGTATGATGGAGTATGGGAGTCTATAATGCGTGAAGTATCAAAGGAGGTTGAAATAAGTTACGCTGATGTTGAGCGAATAAATAGTTGTTGGTGGTGGTTTGTGCGTGAGGTTATGGGTAATGGAGTGATGTGTGAGATACGTATGCCATATTTGGGTGTGATATATCCACGTGTGGGCGTGTTATATAATTATATAGAGAAGATGGGTTTAGTTGTTGAGGAGTTGTATAGGCGTGGGGAGATGAGTGAAGACAGGATGGACAAGATTGTAAATCATTTGGGTCGTTTGCGTAGTAGTTGGGTTAGGATAGACAAAGAGATATCTGACCGTAATGTACGGATTTCAGATGTGTTTAAGGGTGTTGATAGTGGGAGTATTGACAGGTTTGACAGATTGCGGAAGATGTTAGAGAGGAGGTATCCTGACAGTGATGTTATTATAGGAGGTATTGATTCGGGTGTTGAAGCGGAGAAGGTTGTTAAAAGGGGGAGGGGGAGACCGAGTGGTGGCAAGGGTTACAGTTGGGTTGAGCCTATGCGTAGTAGGCGTAAGTCGAGGATGTGGCGGCCTGGGGATAAGATAGGTGGTACATTGCATCCAAAGAACGGTTAAAAAACAAAAAAAAGGTATATATGGTATTAAGTAAAGCAGAGATTAAGAAAGAGTTTGAGGCTTTTATAAAGAGGGGTATAAGTTCAGACATTAGAGGATACGGCAACAATCATAGTTATATGATAGTTGAGGTATTTAGGATACAGAGGGAGCCTTCGGGTCTAATAGGGACGAGTGATGTTAGTTTAGTTGAGGAGACGATATTTCCAATTTGCAAGGTATTGCAGGTTGGTGTTGGTTTTGGTGGGGGATATGAAGTTGGGGATTTGGTAAGGATGAAGGATTATGATGCTATGACAATAAGTAATCCGAGATATGAGGCGTGGGTAAACAATGAGTACAGTAAGAGCAATTTAAAGCAGATAGGAGGATCTCCTCCTGCTAAGTTAAATAATTTATGGAAGAATTTAGGTAGCCGTGTTTTTTGTTTAAATCCATTTAGTTCTGGAGGTGATGATGTGGCTATATTTTACTTAGATACTCCCAATGTTTTAATGAAGGTTGTTGATTGGGAGGTTTGGTTTGGTGATATTAAATAGGAAAATGGTTATGATAAATGTAATAAGAGACAATAGTCGTGTAATAAAGTTTATGATTTTGTGTATATTGAGTATAGTAGGTGTATATCATATACTTGGTTTACGATTATTTACATGTTTTGCTATAACATTTTGTGTATATTGTGTTATAGTGAAGAACAAGCAATTAAGAGGGACGAGGTTTCGGGATTGGGTCAATCCTCTTAAGTGGGGTAGTGTATTATTTGCTGTTTTTACGAAGTGGTTATTTCCGATGCATATATTGGAACAGATTCTATTACGTGTCTATGATGTTGAGTGTCGGAAGTGTGTTTTGCGTGGCAGTTGTATTCATTGTGGATGTGACATGAGTAAGGTTTACACACCGTTTGATAGTTGCAGTGAGGGTAATTGGGGACCAATGATAGAGGATGAAGGTAAGTATAAAAGGATGCGAGATGAGTATCCTGTTGATATTACGGTAAGATATTTGAAAGAGGGGTCTTAGTGTTAACCCCCAAATTACTAAAGCGAAGATGCTTCAATGGAAAAAAAAATAATTAAATAGCAAAAAAAACATTATAATATGGGATATTTTTCTAAATTGCGTAAAAAAGTGGCAAAAATGGTAAATGGTGGAGATACAATTGATATAACCTCGTTAGGGGACGATGAGATTTTTCGTAGCCTTAAGGCTACATTTGGCAAGCATTTAAGGGTTGGAGAGAGTGATACATTGCGGTGGAATTTTGCGGACGGAATAAGTGGGGACATTGTAGAAGATGTTACTGGATGTGGGTGTACGAATAAGTCGTGGGACAGCGATGGCGTAACGGCAGTATTTACGAATAATAGGGATGGTTTATCAAAAGAGGGAGAGTTGATTAGTATGTCGTTGACTGTATATTTAAAAGATGGGATAAGCAAGGTTCCGAATGCTGGTAGGGGTGGCATGATGTGGCCTCCTGAAAAGAGGAGGGTTAGGATTGAGTTTTCTGGCTGGATAAAGGAATAGTATGTCAAACTGTAATTGTCTAAGTGAATCTATAAGAAGATGATTAAAGGGGGGCCAAATGAGGCTTATTTTGAGGCGAACGATGGGCACAGGTATGTTCCAGAGATTTCTCAGTTAATAGAGAAGTATGGGGAGGCTAAGGCTGGCAGGTATATGTGGGCGATATATTTGGTATATCATCCAAAGAGTGATTTGTTTGATTTGCCATTAGAGGATAGGATTGAGTGGGTGTCTCAAGAGTATGTAGGAGACCTTGTTATGGACTGGGACTCATTATCAGATGTGATACGTGTATTTCCAAAGGTGTCCATGGAGTATGAGGAGCGGATGTATCATGATGCGGTTATGTTGTACGAGGAGAGCATAAGGGATGCGAGGTTATTGCCGGCTAAAGACAAGGCTGCATTTATAAATGCTATAAGCAAGGCTGGTAATGAGATAGACAAGTTAAAGTCAAAATACTTATTGAGTAGAGAGAATGTAAGGTCGAGTGGTGAGATACAGTCTGGTTGGGCAAGCAATCAAAAAGGGAGAAAGAAAGTTTAGGCACTCGATATCTAAACCTATTTAAAAATGAGTTTTAAGCAACACAATAAGCCTGTTGACGTTATTCCGTTTAAATTGAGGAATATAGGAGACTTTTTGCCTGATGCTGAATATCCTATTCTGCATCCAAAGAGCATGGCATATAGTGAATATTGGAAAAAGCGTACAGAAGAGTGTATATATGGTATATGGGGCGACGATAGTCAGATTATAAATGGGGAAAAGGTTGGTGGTTATAGATGGCTGCCCGGCAATATTGTGTTTTATACACATCATACGCCTATTGAGACAGAAATAGAGGGACAAAAGAACAAGGGGCTTGCATTGCCCCTTCTTCGTGATGTAGAGTGGTTGGTGGGATATGATCTTGCTACCTGTGATGGTTTTTCTGGTTTTTCAGACGATAGAGATAGGACATGTTTTAGGCCTATACAAAAAATAGAAAGAGGTGAGCCATTAACGAATGGGGAGAAGATTTTGATAGACAGGTATTCTGATCACTTGTTTACAAAGAGTGGTGTGTACAAGAAGTACGTTGATTCAAGGCTTCTAATGTATGAGACACAATACGAGCCGCTTGGTAATCCATTGTGGTTCAACGAGAGTTTAAACTACATGTTATTAAGCACACGTCGCTTGGGGAAGTCTTATTTAGTAATTAATGGGGTTGCAGTATATGAGTTCACTTTCAATGGAGCGAGGACGTTGAATGAGTTTTTTGATCAGAGCACCAAGACAACTACTGTTGTTGGGTCGGGTAATTCTGATAAGACAAAAGAATTTTTTGCTAAATGGCAGACGTCCTACGATTATTTAAGGACTGATGTGGGTTCCTATAATGATGGAAAGATAAATGAAACTGGAGCTTGGTGGTGGAAGTACGAGGGTAGTGTAAGGAAGGAGAACGAGTACTTAACAAATAGCGTCAAGATACAAGGTCGTACTGGATATGATGGGCCTGGCAGCAGGATGTGGCATGTGACGTATGGTAGGTCTGCGTCTAAGGGGGCTGGTTTTTCATTGAATAATGCTATTATAGAGGAGGTAGGATTAACGGAGAATGTTGAGGATATACACGGAGAGAATACGCCTGCACAGAAGTCAGATTACAAGTTTGGTAAGTCTATATATATAGGTACTGGTGGTGACTTTGACGTTATTGAGGGTTCAAAGAAGATGTTTTATAACCCTGGTGTATTTGATCTTCTTCCGTGTGACAATTTATTTAGTCCTGGAGGGAAGCCAACCGCAAGGTTTATACCTGCGACATATAGCCAGAATCAGTTCAGAGATGAAAACGGCAACCAAGATATACAGAAGGCTTTTGAGGATATCATGGTTGAGAGAAAGAAAAAAGAGGAAAGCGACACAAGACAATACTTAAGACATAAGGCGTCTTACCCCTTATCGCCCGACGAGATATTTGTAAAATATGACGGGAACTCGTTCCCAATATCCAATTTAGAATCAAGGCTTAATGCGCTTAAGAGTGGAGCTATCCCATATTCTATAGGGAATATAGCATATTACGATATTCTTAATGAGGATGCATATTGGATAGAGGATTTTAGCAAAAGGCCGCTGATGGACATAGATGATTTAAGCGATGATAATATAAATAAAGAAGGGGCAATAGTTCAGTATGAAGCGCCAAATAAAGATAGGCCAAAGAGGATATACAATGATCGCAACCCTATGTATTTATTATTTGTTGAACCTGTAAGGAACGATACTGGTTCTTCTTTTGTATATAGCTGTGTATGGAAGTTTAATGATTTTGCTAATCCTGATAGGATGCAAAACAACATAGTATGCGAATGGTTTGGAAGGTATGACAATAATAATGATGACAACATAAGGCGAACGTTTGCCATGGCAGCATATTACGATTGTAACATATATACTGAAATAAACAATGATAACATAAAGGGGATGGCAAGACGTATAAAGAAATATGATTGGTTGCAACCGAATTTAGGATATATTGATGGCTTGGAATCTCAAAATAAGAAAGAGTATGATATTGGTTTTTATGTTGCACCAAATATGATTCCTTCTCTTGAGCGGTTAACAAATGAGTGGTTAAGGAAGGTTATTAGTGTTTCAGAAGAGATAAAGGGTGGTGAGTATTTGAGGAAGGAGGTTATAATGGCAGACACTATTAATAGCAGTATGTTATGTAGCCAGTTAATATCATATAATAGGAGCGGAAACTTTGATGCATACGATGGGATTAGGCTTCTTGCGATATGGGAGAAAGCGAACGAAGGTTTTGAGTCGCAATATAATAACACGGAGAAAGATAAAGAATTGTTGGACACACTTCGATCGATGATGAAAAATAAAGTTATAAAACGGAGGGTGACCTCATTAAATAATTGATTATGGCACTAAATTTGGGGATACACAGTAACACAAGCACATCAAAAAATGGTGCTACTACAAGCGATATGTTTTTGACTGCGAAAGAGAAGTCATATAACGATAATGAGCTAACAAAGAAAATGATTGATACTGTTGACGGCTTACTCCGCCCCTCTTTATCGAGAATAGAAAAAATAAATGAGGCATGGCATCTACATGGTGGTAAGTGGCCAGAGCTTGATTTATATTTAGGCGATGGTGGAGTTGTAATAAGAGAGGAAGATGGGAATGGGGTTAATATGAATATGAATGACTTTATAACACATCATCCTAAGATTAATAATATTACCAATTATATTCATGGTGATATTATTATGCAGCCCTTGATTCCGATTGTTAAAGACTTTAGTGCTCATGGCAGGAAATATAGGGAGGAGGAAATGTTGCGTAGGCTAAAAGAGTACTATTATGAAAAAGTATATGTTCCACAGGCTGAACTTGTAAAGGCACAGTATATGCAGTCTAATAATATACAAGATATGCTAACCTTAACTCCGGATGAACAGAGGCAGGTGCAAGCAGATTTGCAACAGCGTATAAATAATGCGATACCAAGGAGTATAATAGATGATTTAAAAAAGGTTACTACGCCAGACGAGAAGATAAGGCAGGTATTACTAAATTATGATATAGAAGCATACGATTTATATGATGTTTTTATAAGAGGTGGGGAACAAGCTGTCGTTGCGTATGAAGAATACTACAGGATAGGAGTGAACGGTATAAAACCGACAATAGAGGTACTAAATTCAAAATGGGTAACATGGGCTGGTGATGATACAACTGATTATTGCGAGGATGGAGTTATGGCAAAGTATGAACAATATTTAACCCCACAGACATTTGTTGAGAAGTATGGTAGAGAAGCGATAAAGAACAAGGACTTTTTGAAGGATATTGGCGACTACTTTAAAGAAATACCAGGAGTATTTAGGAGTAATAAAGGTGTGGATAGGAACATGTTTATAGAAGAAGAGATGGATTTTGTCGATGCTATTGGGGCTAACCCGTCGTTGATACAACAAGACTGGAGGACACTGGATGGTCAGCGTGAGATAGCTCGATTATATAGTGATTTATCCTCTCATTATAGGACAGGTAGTGGAATCAAAGAGACGTATGTTACATTTAAGTGGACGGAGACAATGAATTATGTCCAAAGGGTAGAGAATGGGAAGGTAAAAGAATACTTTTTTAGCGCTGAATATAAAAGAGATAAAACCAAAGATATCAAATTCAGTCAATTCCCTATAAGTAGAGTTTATCATGGAACAAAGGTTGCAGATAGATTCTATGTAAATGTTTGTCCTGTCCCATGGCAATATTATGGTTCAATATACGAATATAAGCCTAAATTGACTATTGCTGGAAGGAAGTATTCTAAGAGCAATGGTGTTGAGCAAGATAATACCTTAATTGGACCCGCAATACAATACCAATTAAGGTATAATATAACAGCAAGTAAGTTAGAGGAATTAGAAAAGGCAGATATTGGTAAGATTATGTTATGGGACACATCTATGCGTCCAAATGGCTGGTCTCATCAGGAATATATTTCGATGATGCTAAGACTAAAGAATGTTCCATATACTAAGTATCAGACAGGACAGGATAAGAACTCAAGGCCATTTTACGTTGAGGACGCAGGTTCTACTTCTAAGATGAACGAATATAGAGAGAACATGGCGTTTTGGGAAAACGAGATGTATAAAGCGGTTGGTATAAACAGGGATTCATTAGGTATGGCGAACCAATATCAAAGCAATGCGATGACGCAATCTAATATTTCTGGGTCTCAAAAGCAGCTGTTACCGTTTCATAATAAAAGGCGACAACTAAAGGAGCGAGTGTTAAATTATTTCAGCAATGTCAGCATGATTTGTTTTTTGGATGACAAGGATAAGCAGGATCTTTTACTCGATGACTTTAGTAGGTTGCATCTTGATGTTAATTCAGACGACATAAGAGGTCACAATACGAGTATTTTTGTCGTTGATGATTACGGTGAGGCGCAGAATGTTGAAAGAATAAGGGGGCAAATATTAAGTATGATACAGAATGGGACATCAATAAAGGACATAATCTCGTTCATGAAAGCTAAGAGTGTTGCAGAGATGTATGAAATTGCGGAAATAGCAGAGATTAAATCGCAAGAGCAAATGCAAGAAGCGCAACAATCACAGCAAGCGCAGATGGATGCAAACAACAAGGCTATGCAGGAGATGGCAGAATTTCAGGAGCAATTAAAAACCGCAAGGGAGGATAGGGCGAATCAGGTTAAATTGGAGATGGCAGAGCTGAATAGTAAGATTATGTATAATGCTGCGGATGTTGACAAGAACAATGTAGCAGATAGTCTTCAGAGTAAGAAACTTGAAATAGCATCGAGAGAGAAAATTGAAATGGCTAAATTAGAGGTAGAAAGAGAAAAAATACGTAAACAGACTAAAATATAGTAATACAACATGTATTACACATCATTATTATTGTAATATTAATTTTATTAAATTATGACAAAAGGATAACAATTCGTATAGTAGTCGATAAAATATATATAAACAATCTTGTGATTGATAAATGATGTGTGATAATTTTACGTTTAGAAAAACGAGCGAATAATTATATTAATTGTCATAACAATAGAGAAAAAAAATAACTTATGTCAAAGGGTAATATAGAAGACGATTTTTTAGCAGGCGATTTATTGCTTGATGAGATTGACGATATAGTCAACCATCAACAATCTGATGCTGATAGCGATGACAGTATCGAAGGGGATGACTCGCTACCTTATGATATAGATGATGAAGCATCAAGTAGCATTCAATCTTCTGATAATGCTAAATTAGATGAAGAAGGTAACGAGTTTTATTTACTTGGTAAGCACTGGCAAGAGACAGGCATAATCCCAGATAGCGTAAAGTTAAATCCAAACATTACGTCTCTCGAATTGGAGGATATATATAGAGAAGTAACAAGGGAGAATGTTGTTGCACAAATAAGGACAGAGATATCAGATAGTCTTATTTCAAAGGGGTTGAATCCAGATGAAATATTTAATCTAAGCAACGATTTAGATGCTGCGTTTCTAAAGCAGTATCAGGCTATATCGCAACTTACTTTTGATGAATTGTATGACAACTCGGAAGATATAACAGATTCAGTAAGAAGGATCGGAAAAGAGTATTACTACTCTAAGATGGGTGAAAATGTAAGTGAGGACGAGGTTGATGCTCTTGTTGAAATTGATTTTCAAAAATTAAGTGATGAAGACGCATTCGACAAATATATATCCCAATTTTCAAAACAGGCTAAGGCATTAGAGCATAAAATAGCAAATAAGAATGCTGAAAGAGTTAAGAGGGAAGAGGCTAAAGCGAAAGAGGATTATCAATCCATCAATAAATGGTTGGAAACAAGTGGGTTAAGTAGCAAGGAGCAATCTATAATGAAAGACGCCATTACAAAAAAGAATGAAATATATGACAATGGTAATGGTGTAAGAAGGAGAGTTACTCTATTTGAGAAAAGGAGACTTGAATCAGAGGAAGATATAAGGAAGCAGCTTGAAATTGCAAAATTCTTAATCTTCGGCATCGATGAGTCGAAAATAAAGGAACAAAGCGAAAGGGTCGGTACGTTTAGTACGCTCGACAAAATCGCTAAAGCGAGTGGTATTGTAAACACAAATATTAAAAATAAGAACGGGTGGTCGAAAAAAGTAGATGATGCCCTATTTATTGATTAACAAAAATAAAAACTGTAATAAAATGAGCGGTATTTCCGGGAGACAAGTGGCAAATCCTTATGAGATAAGGAGATATAATGCATCGAACAAAGATGTTATCGCAAAGATGGCAGACTATAGGACAATTTGGGAGGCATACCCACAGGCAAAAGACTATACAATGCTTGAACCTGCTGTTAGAAGAATAGCAGATTGGACAAGAGAGGGCATGCTTACGAAGGGTGGTTCATTGTTGTCTATATTTGAAGATCAGGCAAGAGTTGTATATGAATCAGGGAACAACATGCGCCACAGGTTATATATCGAAGATAACGACCTTAGAGCGACAGTAATGAAGGTCGATTATGAGATTGGTGAAAAGTTGGGCAAGGGTAGAACGGAGTTTTCCATTTGGCTTGATGTCGAATGGTTTTCTGAAAGAGACCTGTTGTTATTAGACTCTGCACAAGAGGCACCATTGCTTATTAAATCCGTATCTCCTGATGGCAACTTGTGGGAGTACAGGGTTCAATTGACAGAGGATGGGTACATAAATGCTAATGAGATTGTTGTTGGCGATATGGTTACACAAATAGGTTCAGCAAGAGGGGAAGCAGCTGACCAAAGAGGGTCTGTTCATATTGGAAAGGATAATTCATATATTGAATTCTCTACACCAAAAACAAGTATGGGATGGGAATTTACTGTAACGGATGATGCTTGGAAGTCAATGCAGCAAAAGAATCAATTTTATGCATTGATTCCACAAAATGCAGATGAAAGGAAACGTGACCCTATGATCACAACAAACCTGCTTGATATGAAGTTTATGGCAGCTACGGATAGACAGATTGATCTGTGGTTGACTTATGGGAAGGGGGCTGGTAAGTTCTCAGGAGCTTATCTTGACTCGCTTACAAGTAAGCATTATAAGTTAGGTCCCGGGTTTTACGAATGGATGAAGTATAGCAAGATTGACTACTTTAATCCTGCTTCGTTCTCAATTGAGTATCTTGCCAACATTATGACGCAAAGATGGCATAATAATGTTGATCCAAAAGACAGAGTAGTTGACTTTGGCACAGGGTCTCTTGGTTTAAAATGGTTTGCTGATGCTTGTAAGAGATATGGAATAAAGTCGTCTCTTGAAGATTTTGAGGTTAATAACGAGATTTCAGGTAATGGTTTCGATGGTATGCACACAGGCGTTATTGTAAACAAAAAGCAATATGTTGGAGCTTTCTTACCAGAGTTTGGAAAGATAAAAGTCCATTATTTGCCTCATCTTGATGATGATAAGTTTGAAAAGAGACGCTATAGAGGGTACTCAATTCGTTCAGGTGAATTTATTGCATTGAACACAGGATTTGGGAACGGTGCCGATTCAAATATCTATATCGTGAAAGATCCTGAAGAAAATGGATTTGGATATGGTGTTGGGTTGTGGTCTCCTTATGGTGCTACATTTAAGAACAAAGAGTTAGTAAACAGATGGGTTGCAACGGAGGGCACAAAAAACCAATACAAGTTAATAAGGGATGAATCATTTACAGTAGTAGTAAAAGATCCAGCTGCTATTATGTGGCTAAAACCAGCTATAAAATAAGATTAAAAGTCAAAACAAATGAAATATACAGTTAGACCAACAGGCCATTTAGACCTTGTAGAAAGAGGATTAGCGACAATGTATCGTGAGTCAAAAGGAGAAAGGGAGGTAGTAGGCGATTATCAAAACGCATTGCTTCCAAACGGCAGTAGTTCGTTTAGGGTGTTTTTTGATTCTTCAAAAAGGAGGTATGACATAAATATACCAACTGATGATCTTAATAAAATTGCAGAGGAATTGAGGTTGCCTGACAGTGATAAGAAGGAGACTATCACGATGGCAGATATCACAAATGAATACGATCCATTTATGTCTCATCCTGATTTAACTGTGGCTATATCAAATGGTGGACAAACGTTCGACACAGATACAGCATGGGGTAAATTCTGGTGGCACGCTTTTAATAGTGATACAAAAAGGTTCAACATTGATAATGGGACAGACAACCCCCTGGTTAAAAAAGTTCAGGAATTTAAGGTTACGACGGCAGGGCACGATGAAAAAGAGGTATCAAAAGCTATAAAAGAAGGGATAAGAGCCACGGACGTGTTTCATTCTCTTAAGGGGAACTACAAGCAAATGATGAATGTAGTAAGGGCTTTTGATATTCATGTTTCAGACAACCCAGATATTGAGATGTTACGTACTGCAATATATGTAAAAATCACGACAGAGAAAGACTTTAAGACTCGTGATGGCATGAGGAACATAGAAAAGTTCCTTGCAATAACAGATATGAAGCAGGATGATCTTGAGACAAGGGCTAAAATAACGGAGGCAATAGGTTTCGGAATAATTACAAAGGATGGCAGAAAGTTGTTATTTAATGATGAGGTGTTGGGTATCAATGCAGAGCAAGCATTTCAATACTTGTCACGTACAGAAAACCTTGAGACAAAGAGCAAGCTACTTGCAAAGATGATAGAGAAGGGAAAAAAATAATAAAGGCCGAAAGGGATGACGGAGGCAAAATCTCTTATATATAGTCTTAACCGAAAGATAGATAGGTTGAATACTGAAAATAAGAGACATCTTAAAATAGTAGATTTGTGTAGTGCTTTAACGGAGGCACAGTATTATCTCTTAAAGGATAGGATACAGCACATTGAGAAGGATAAAAGAAACAGATACGAATTACGTCAACTCGAAATAAAAGAGCACAGAGAAGATGTAGTTGTAAGCAATAAGGTTTCTACTATCAGAATTCCTGATAATCTTTACAGAGATTTAGGGATACGAATAATAGCATCCAAAAGAGGATGTGGTAAGAAGGAGATTCCATTGACAAAAATGGAGACACAAGATACAGGGAAAAGTCTTGATAACCCATTCTGGAAAAGTTCTTTTGGATGGGAGCAAGTTTTTGGCGATGTGGCAGGTGGTTATCTATATATATATAATGGTACAGACTTTAAAGTGGAAGGTGCTATTATTGACTATATAAGGGGACCTGGTGAAATACACTGTCCATCATTGGTAAGGTCTCCAGAAGAATATGTGGACTGGAATGGTGTCCGGCAAGTAGCCGATACCGCATGGGAGCTTGATGATTTAGTTAAAGAAGGGATAAATTTAGCGGCAATGATGTTAACACGTGATTTAGGCGATTATAAAGAGTTTCAACTTCAGCTATCAAATAATATACAAACAGAACAAATAAATAAATTATAAATAACATGGGTACGTTTTATAGATATACCAACTTAGTAACAAAGGGGAATTTAGGTTTAGTTCCTGCTGGACAGGATGTTGTTTCCCAAGTTGATGGGCAAAAATACAATTTTGAGGCAGGACGCCTTATTGTTTATGACCCGACAACGAATAAGACATTAGATGCTCTTGGTATCGCATCTGCAAAAGAGGTTCGATTAGGCGTAGGGCATAATCCTATGGGTGGTCGAATGGCGACAGAAATTCGACATTTAGGAGGCGACGACATAAATTTGTGTAGAACGGGTCTTGATATAAAGGTTGCTCAACCAAGTTGTTCAACTCCATATATCGTAGATTTTGATTTTGGTTGCACCTTTACAGGAGAGGACTATATGGTGTCTATTGATATAGACGACTGGTTAAGACGTTCTTATTTTAAAGAGGGTACATTTGGGTCATTATTGTACAATCTTCGCACAGACGTAACTTCGTGTACTACTTGTTCAGAGGAAGAGAATTGTACTAAATTGGCATGTCAACTTGCTTCAAAAATAAACAATGATTTTATTAAGCATTATCCCGGTACAAGCAGGTTGGGACTAAATACTGCCAAGCCTAATACAGGTATATGGGCTGTACAAAAGTTCACAAATAATGTTAGCTTTACAATTGCGCAAAGCAATGTAGCCCCTTCTTGTGGGTCAGGATGTGCGGTAAAGGGGCTTAAATCCATTACTGCATCGGAGCAAACACCATATATATTTACTAATGTTGTTGACCCATCGCATCCAACACAAACGCTTGTTGAACAACTTGATAGTGTTGTTGACCAAATAAATATTTTCTTGAACGGGAAAGGGTCTGCGTATCTTAAGAAGGTTGATTGCTGTTCTTACACAATAGAGATAAACTCTTGCTTGACTGGTATCACACTTTCGTACCATGATGACGCCACTACAACAGGTACATCAACTCCTGCATTTTCCTCATTTGTACCAAACGAGGAGTGTGAAGGATGCGCAGGTTCTGGTACTGCTACATTTAGTTGCGGGATTAGACTTTATGTTGACCCTCTCGAATTGCCTTGTCATTGTGCATATCCTGACGGAAACCCTCCATCATACTTTGGACGTACAGCCAAAATTACAGCATGGGGTGATGGATGGAATAACACATCTTACAGAACGGTTGTCGTTCAACAAGGGTCATTGGCATCAGGAACAGGGTATGAAGTTCAGCAGAACGAGTTTAGACAGAGTAATGGTGGGCAGGGTTTTGATTATCCTTACGGTAGTTATACAGCAGATGGTAGAATAACTATGCCACTTTCAAGTTCGGCAGCCGCAAGAGCGTCTGTTGCTGATTGTGACGACATATATTGTATATGGTCTATTGTAACAGAGAACCATTTGGCAGGACACCCAAGTTCTCGTATTGTGCACAATGCACAAACAGTCAATTGGTTAAATGTTCCAAGATATGATACCGTAACAGTTGGTGCAGCACAAGATGTACTTGAGGCTATGGCAGGAGTAGGTCTCTGTTCCAGAGCGGAAATAGAGTGTGTTGATTTAGACGGATACGGATCTTGATAGGGAACGAGTAAAAAACTTGGTATCTAACATAAAATATAAATAAGGAGGCTATTATGTCGGCTAAAGGTTATAAAGGTAAAGTGGGTGTAAAAGAAGGTTTTCTGTTTAACAAACGGACAGAAAAAGGTTATACAACGCTTAGTGAAGCATTAGAAGCAGAGGCGAGATGCGGATGTGGCATTGACTGTTGTGAAGGGGTGGTAAATATTCCTGATCAAGAGGATGGTAAAAGTGTATCTCTGTATTCAGTTGGAGGGGTACTGAAATTCAAGGATGGAGATGGTGCGGTTTATACTGTAACATTGGTAGCCGATTAACGAACATAAAGAATGAGTTGTGCTTGCATAAATCAGTACTTCGACCTGCACGTAACAAGCATGGGACCTACACGTATGATTGTTGAAGACCAATCAGTGTGGATGGATGACGACGGTTTTTCGAGTGTTTTGACAATAGATGTTAGTGTTCGTTCGCTTACGTCAAGAGGGATAAACTTTGTTTACCCTCTTTATGTAGGTAAGAGAAATATATTAACAGCGAAAGAGCTGTACGGAGGTAAGGATGGGGAGTGTATAAAAGACGACATATTTTGTTTTGAAATTGGCCCCAACGGGAATGGTGCATGTGGAGTGAAGATGTCTGTAAATAGAGCTTATTTACAAAACGCTAAATGCACCTTATTGTCCTTGATGGCAAATGCGATAGACGAAACGGATTATAATTTGATCCAAGACGTGAAGATGTTAATTGAGGTAATAGAGGCTCACGTTGAGCTTGGAAGGATAGAGGACGCAAGGAATATATATAAAATATTGAGTAATAAGCTAAAAGAGTTTACTTGTGAATGCTGCAATTGAAACGGTTAGGTGTTGTGTTAAATGTGATGAGTGTGCAGATTGTTACACGCATTCTTTGTCCGATATTAGAACGTTGCTTGTTGCGATAAAAAAAGAGATTTCTGATTTTGGCATAAAATATTCTCAAAAAATAAATTGGGGGTATTCCTGTAAAGTTTTTAGCGACGAATCAATACGTAAACTGCTTGTCTATAAAGATGGTATTACTCAATACTATCACGGATTGAGACAAAAATCAATGTCTTGCTTATGTGATACTGAATTCCAAAAGCTAAAAGAGAAGGTTTTACGAATAATAGATATACGGAGATGCAAAACGAGTGGCGTCACCGATATTGCTATTGATAGAAGCGGATACGATGGTTGGGTTATTAACAATCCAAGCTGTGTTGCTTATAACACATGGGAAAAAGGCTTTATAAAGTGCATTCCGCCATCATTCCTTATTTCAGCGACAAAGAGTAGGGATGAAGGGATTGTTAGGACACTGTATGCTTTAGTATCAAATGATCACAGCAAATGCCTTATAAAACTACTTGCTTATGCAAGCAAAGCCATGAATGATGGTGTGACATGTGCTGCAAATATAAACAAGCAGTTCAAAGCATTAGTCACCAAACATGACTGCGATATGTCAATATCTGTTTATTCGGAGCTTATAAGGTGTAGCCTCTCATTTAATCTTATCTCTACTATATTACAATGTGGTGGCAAGTTTTCTCTAAATAAAAATGGGGTACCCCAGGTTAAGATAGGAACGAAGGTAACAAAGGTGTCAGATTTAATAAAACTGGCAGGAGGGACGATGCCTGAAATAGATAACGAAGAATTTAACAACATATATTCATAGACAATGGCTTGTGGTTGTAACAAAAATAAGAACAAGGATTTAAAAAATGGGAGAGGATACAAAAATCAGTCTCGATGTATAGGATTAGATTGCTTGGGAAACGAGGTAAAAGAGAGTCTTGATATTTATCAAAAAAAAGGAGTTGTCGTTGATGCTAATAATAAAAAAGGGATAGTTCAGTAAAATGGGAGTAAGCAAGTACACAATAAACATTGAGGAACAAGTAACCGGTGGTGCAAGATGTTCCAGTCCGAAGATTGTATGGGATGAGACAATCTGTGCAGGGATAACTTGTTTGAAAAACAACGGGAGGACGATTGAAGTTTCAATCCCTGATGATTGTGATGAAAAATGTTTCTGGGTAACATATACATGCGAAGACAATTGTACAAATTGCGATCCGATAAGGCTAAAAGTTTGTCCATGTGATGAGGACAAGGATTGTGACGGATGTTCACATTGCGATGGGAATATCTGTGTTTCAGAATGTGAGGATGGTCAATGGTGTTCCGATGCAGATATATGTATTGGGTGCGATGAATACCATCCGTGTTCAAATGGTGAACAGTGTGTCAATGGTGATTGCCAATGCCCCCCTTCTAAACCGTATAAAGATAGTAATGGGGTTTGCGTACCATGTACGGATACGTCATGCGACGATGGGTATCAATGCACCAAAGATGGCTGTGTTCCTATAGAGTGCGAGGAAGGTGTATGGAACATCGAAAAGAAAAAATGCGTAAAATGTAATTACACAAGCGATTGTGGGCCAAACGAGGAATGTATTGATAATGGCTGTGATTGTATAGAAGGGTATAAAAGGAATGTAAACGGAGACTGCGTTCCTGATGATTGCTCTGACGATTCCGATTGTGGCCCATGTATGGTTTGTTCTCCTGATGGCTGTATTCCAAGAGATTGTGGTGTTGGTTATGTTTGTGTTCCAGAACTTGATAAATGCGTTCCTATATGCGACTGTAGCTCTGGAGAAGGGTGCGATAGCAATAAATATTGTAAGCATTTAAAAGGAGATATATGTTATTGTGCAGACTGCATAGATGGAGATTGCCCTTGTTCGACAAAGCCGTGTGAAAATGGTACAGATTGTACAGATACATGTGGATGTGATGATGACAATATCTGCCGCCCATGTGCCGCATTAGATTGTGATGAGTGTAAAAAGAGATTGGGTTGCAAATGTACTGATGGGACTAAGTGCGAGGATGCTGACGATGCTGATGGATGCAATAATCAGGATTGTTCCGACAACCCATGTACAGGAGTAAATTGTACATGTTATGAGAGTGTGTGTACGAGTTGTTCAAATTTCTCATGTGACGATGGTTGTCCAAATGGATGTAAATGCGATCCAAATGGAAGCAACGTATGTGTTGGAGACCCAGACTCATGTAAGGATAAGTTCACTGCCTCTATAGACAATTGTGTCGCTAATGCTGAATTAAAATTGGAGAATGGTTGTGCATGTAGTCCTATAACATTTGTCTCTAAAATAACAGGGCTGAAAAGCGTTGGTGAGGATAGGCACAATATTACTATAGATATTGAGCTTCGCAAAGGGAAGGCGACTACAGTAGCAGATGCAAATAACCTATCTTTGGTAAAAGACCTAACTAAGCCCAATATTTCAACAAGCGATGCTCCGACAAGTGGCTTTATAGAAGTTAAAAAAGAAATAACGTGGCAAAATCTAAGGAGCAATGGGCTTATAGATGGAGTAGTATATACAGAGGATGTAGCTGTCCCAAATATAGCCTTTGACAACAAAGATAAGGTAGTATATAATGGTGTTTTCTACAATGCAGGGACAGTATTGCCAAACCCTAATAAGATAGGATACAACAGAAAAGTCGTAAACACTTCATTCTCATTTAAAAAACTTGATGTTTTTAAATTCGACAAACTGCCATGCTCATACCAAGGCAAACATTTAGGAATATCACAATATACATTTAGCTTAAGAAATAAGGCTATATGGGAAAATAACGACTGGGGAAGTATCGGTACATTATCTGATAAGACTTTGGTTGTAACTACAAGCGATGTTAGAGACCCATTATTCAAATGGTATGGATACAGTGATGGTGATTCTTTATCAGAAGCTGATGTATTTCGCAAACGACACATACCAAAAGTTAGTGGCAAGTATAAAGATAGCCTAAAGGGACCAAATGGTAAGAAATTCTTAGAAGATTACCCATTGGTTGCCCCTGATGGGATGCTATGGGGCAATAAAAGATATGCAGTTAGTGTTGACTGTGGATGTCAAGATGAAAGATTGATTGGAATAGGGAAAGCTGGAGTATGTGATCCAAGCACGATAACACAACCAACATTTACAAGCTGTAATAAATCATTGAAATTAAATCCACCATTCGCTCCATGCTTAATGAACCAGTGGTTTACAGATATTCCTGTTGAGAACAGGGCTACATGGGAGTTATGGATAAATGAGTCTTTGGTGAAAACCTTTGCATATCAAGTTTCACCTGCTGGGATCTATGAATTAAACAATGGAGTATTCGGTGTGTCCGCCTTTATAAATGAGTACAAATCACCTGATAATTCTGCTATAACATCAGCTAAGTTAGTACAAAAATACGGAGATTCTGATTTTTGTACAATACCTATCGCTATTCCATCTATCGGGGCTAAGCCAAATATCACCTTTACCGAAGGGGAATGCGATTCTATTACTGGTAAAAAAAGGATTGTAGTAAACAAGAATCAAGTAGTAGGTAGAAAGATATCAAGCTTTATCGTAACAGGAGGGGTATATCCATTTGCTCCTGATAGCAATACAATAACCATGGATGTTCCTGCAAACGTTTCATTTACTGCTACAGTAACATTCGAAGATGGGTGCACTTACTTATATCAATATAATTCGTTGAGCTGCTTACCAATGGTTCAAATCGTTGGTGATGGAGGGGTTATTTTACCTCCAATTGTAACGGTAGGCACAGATGCTGTTGGTATAGCTGATGGGTATGTATCAGATGTTGATAAAATGGAGTTGTGGATAAATGGGGTCAAACAGATAACGACAACAGGTACGCAGATTGATTTCAAAATCAACACGAGTGGAGTGTATCAAGTGAGAGCATTAAATATAGGTGGTGTTGTATTAGGGACAGCAGAAAAGGCGTTTACTATAATAGAGCCAATAGGCGATGAGTTTATTGGGTTCGGTGCGGAGATTGTGAACTGCATCTATTCTGGAAAATTTGTTGTGTCAGGGATAACAAGCCAGATGCTTGGCATGAATTTAAAGGTTTCTGTAAACAACGGTACAGCTAATTATATAGCCATAACGGCTGGTATTGTATCGGCAGGAAAATATGTTTCAAGTGTATATCCTGCAAATACAACGTATAAGGTTTTTGGACTTGGTACAGGAACAGGTATTAATTGGATAGAGGTTATCCCATCACCTATCCCAGATAGCATAACATTACCGTCAAATCTTGGAGACGGGAGTCCAAAAGTAACTGCATTAAAGCTTAATGGTGTCGCATCAAATGTAACAGTATGTCAAGGAGACGATGTTGTTATCCGAGTAGAAGGGACAGCAGGTTCGGTAGTATTGTTAAACTCTGGTGCATTATCAATAACTATTGGAGCATCTGGTTACGGAGAGACTACGATTAAGCCAACAACGACAACTAATTATACGATAAGTTCCGTTACAAATGGTGGTTGTTCAGGAACACAGGGTGTTGGGTTGGCAAGACAAGCTATTGTTAATTCCGCTTCCTTAATAACAGTTGTCTCTGATGTATGCAACAATACCTTAACAGCAAGGACGATTACATTTAATCATATAACCACAGCTAAAGATCAATCTGGAAACAATTTAACAATATTGGCAAATTCTGTTACAGTCGATCCTAATTTGGTAACTACTGTAGATGTTACATATACATCAAGTGGGTGTACCGCTACATTAAGTCATTCAGTAAATAGTTGTAATTGTCCTATAGTAGAAAGCACAATAACGAGCAGTTCATCATCTATCTGTTTGGGTGATGGGGTAACAATTTCAGTCGGAGCAACGGGTGGTGTAGCTCCTTATACTTTCCAATATTTTATTGATGGTTCTTCAGATGGGTCACCAACAACAGATACAGCAAGGGGATATGTCCCATCGCAAAGTACGGTATATGGAGTTGTTGCGACAGATGCTTTAGGGTGTGTATCAGAGTTTAAAAGCATTAGTGTAACAGTTACAGGAATTACGCCTGTCAATATTATACTAAATGAGGGACAGGAAGGGATAACAGAGGTATCTAATAATTACTTTGAGGCGTGTTCAGATGTTTCGACAATAACATTTAAAACACAGCAAGCATATACCGGATATGCATGGTCTGTATCAGGAGCATATATGGGATCACCTATGAGTGGTATTGGTGCAACATTTAGCATGGTTACAGCAGATATAACAGGAGCAGCATTTCTTACTATTACAGTAACAAGTTCGGGCGGCTG